ACTAACTAATCTGTTTAAGCCAGCCCAAGTAGCTCCTGTAACTGCACCAGTCGTCGATCCTGCTGCTGTAGCTACTGCCCCTATCGTAGATCCAATGGCAGCTCCTGTAGTGGAAAAAACAGGACTTGACACATTCGCGGCTTTGGTAGATACTAACCTTAATAAACCAGCAGATCCAGGTGCCCCACCTCTAACTGCACAGGAGTTCCTATCTCCTGAGAATATAGCTAAGCTCTCAGAAGGTCTGGACTTTACAAAAGATCTACCAGCTAATGTACTACAAGGCTTACAAGAAAATAAGCCTGAAGCATTAATGGCCCTAGTTAACGCTGTAGGGGTTAATGCTTATAAAACCGCACTACAACATAACGGACTGCTTAACGATAATATCCTTAACAGTCAGTTAGCCTATCAAAACGATAGCATCGACTCCCGTATATCGCAGAATAACTCTGCCCAGGAGTTATTAGCTAACCTACCTGAAATGAGTAATCCCATAGTAAAACTTGGAATGGAAAGTGTAGTTGGTAAGATCCAGCAAGCTAATCCAGACTGGAATGGTGAGCAGGTAGCTACAGAAGCTAGACGCTATTTGCAAGAAATGAATAAGACTATTAATCCAGAGGCTACTCCTGCACCTGCCCCTGGCACCGATTTTGATTATCTAGATTTTGCTACTCAGAGTTAACTCAGGTAGCTAATAAATAAGGAGTTCTATTATGAGTGCGTTTAATACTAGTGGGATTTTCTATTCCAGCTATAACCCAGCTGAATTGAATAAGAAATCCTTTGCTGATACCATCCTGCGTCTATGGCCTAATGGTTCAGCCCCGTTGTTTGCTATGACTGGTCAGATGAAGGATAAGAAAGCCCTTGCATCTACCCATGGCTACTTTACCAAGACTATGGTATTTGCCCTACTTACCATTGATGAAGCTGCCGGTTATGCTGCTGGTATTACTACATTCACAGTAGATACTACTGCGGGTGTCGTACCTGGTATGCTATTTCAGAATGCACTCCGTGAGGTATTTAAGGTACTTACCGTTCCTAGTGCTACCTCTGTAACAGTTGCACGATCTCACGGGCGTATCGCTGCCCAAGCTCTAGTAGATAACGAAGTGTGTTTCTGCGTAGGTAATAACCAAACTGAGTCGTCTAATCGTCCTACTGCTCGTTCTATTACCCCTGTCTATGTACCTAACTATACTACTATCATTCGTAATGCTTGGGCATTGTCTGATACTGCTCGTGCTAGTTATGCAGAGGCTGGCTTCTCTAATATCACAGAGAATCGCCAAGACTGTATGCAGATGCACTCTGTAGATGTAGAGTCTAAGCTGCTGTTTGGCCAGGCTAAGTCTCCTGCAGGCTCTCCTATTGAGCATGATACTCAGGGCATCATTGATGCTATCTACGAGCATGCCTCAGGTAATGTGCAGACTGCCGGTGCCACTACTACCTATGCTCAGCTGGTTACCATGATTGAGCCTATGTTTACCTATCAGTCTGACCTGGGTAACAATAAAGAGCGTATGCTCTTTGGCGATGCACAGGCTATCAAGGTATTGCATGATATTGGGGAGAACTACGGACAGATCAACCTTACTCAGAAGGAGACTAGCTTCGGTATGATGTTTACCGAATTTAAGACCTATAAGGGTACTATCCGCATGATTGAGCATCCGCTGCTTAATGGTCTGGGCTCTCCTTCTGGTCTGGCTGTTATTGTAGATCTGGCCTCTATGGGCCTGGCTTACATGGATGGCCGTAAGCATAAGGTAGAGAACTATGATGGCTCTAAGGATGGCTCTAATAGTGGTGTTGATGCTATTGGCGGCTCTATGCTAGCTGAGTTTGCCACTGAGTTCCGTAACCCACAGGCTTGTGGTGTTCTTAATGGCTTAACTGCCGCTGCCTAAGCAGTAGTTTTAAGTGAGGGAGGCTTAGGTCTCCCTCTATCTTTTTAGATTAATACAAGGTATATAACCATGAATGCAAAAGTAAACCTAACTGGGCAGGCTCCCAAGGGTAATGATACTGATACAGTACCTAATAACGATGCCCCTATTCCGCCAGAGGCCCAATCTCTACGCCCCCAAGCTCCTAAGGCTCAGCTAGATCCTAGCCATCCTGCTGCTGCGGTGGCAGTCCCAGGTAAGCCTTCTACAGAAGCTCGCCTCCAGCAGGTAAAATCTTCAGTTGCTAATAAGCCTGCCCTAGGCGAGTTTGAAGCAGTAATTAAAGGCGAGCCCCTTAATGTAGTTACAGCTAAGGGTGCGCCTATTAACTTCAACCATGATAAATTCATTGCTACTACTCAGGATCAGATGGATTGCCTGGGAGAGTTTGTAGACCTGGGACTGGTAGTACAACTGGATAAGTAATATAATGTCTGACCTCGCTACATTAATTGCTAATATTACAGCATCGACTGGAAGGTCTGATGTGGATGGACTTATCACAACTAAGATTAACCAGGCTATTAGGTCTATGGCGCTTAGTGATAATTATGAGCAAGATATAGTAGAGGTCAGTTTTACTGTTGCCGGAGGTGAGATAGATAGTGCTGCCTATGTACAAGCACTACCCACTCCAAGTAGGTTCCGTAAAATAGCATATCTACTTTACCCAGAAGATACCTCCCTGGATCCTATCATTCCTAGTTCTGTATCACACCTTACTAAGGCAGCTAATCGTCAGACGGGCAATACATGCTATCGAGCTGGAACTACTATTCGGGTTCGCAATAGCACATTAACTAGCATCCTGTTACTTGGATACTATGAATTTCCAGCAGCTCTAGTTGAGGATGCTGACTCTAACTGGATCACAGAATTGAATCCCTATATGGTAGAGGACTTAGCTTCTATTTATATACACTCCCATATAGGAGATAAAGCTCAAGCGAATGCAGTTAATATTATTTCGCGTGAGAATATAGCCATTACTATGCACGATGCAATAAGTGGCTATGCACATGGGGTACTAGATAAATGAGTGCTATAGTACCGGGCCTTAGTGTTTCCGTACTACAGGATGCTTCTAAGGGGATTGTATCCTATGTAGCTGGCTCTTCTATATCTGCATTATGTGGTATAAAGTTGGTAGCTGGTGTGCCAGCTTATTGCGATGCAGATGTAGTAACAGATATTGGCAAGCTAGTAGGGGTTAGTACTAATGCAGTTATTAGTGGCGATGCCCTAGCTATTCAATATGACGGGATACTATCCGATGCTGGATGGGCATGGGTAGAGGGGCCGGTGTATCTAGGCTCTGCAGGACAACTTACACAGAGTGCTGCGGGCCTCACTTTTGTACAGAGTATAGGTGAGGCAGTTAGTGCTACATCAATTATGTTAAATATTAAACTACCTATTAGGAGATTATAGTAATGGCCAAGTACTTAGAAGCAACTGCAGCAGGCGTTGTGCAAGAAGTGCAACCTGTCAACACCTCAGCGGGAGCAGGTGATGCAGCTAAGATTCCAGAATTAGATGCCGCAGGTAAGTTAGATGCGTCTATGATTCCAGCAGGCTTTGGTGGAGATGTAGAGACTGTTGTAGCCTCTGAAAATCTGGCAGCTAATGATCTAGTTAATATCTGGGATGATGCAGGTACGCGTAAGATGCGTAAGGCTGATGCTTCCCTGGGACGTCTGGCTGATGGGTTTGTATTAGCAGCTGTTATTGCCGCCGCCTCTGGCTCTTGTTATATGGATGGCACTATCACAGGTATGACAGGCCTTACTATCGGCTCTCGCTACTTCTTATCAGGTGCTGCTGCTGGTACCGCCACTCTGACAGCTCCAACTACATCTACTCATCATGTACAGGATGTAGGTAAAGCTATCAGTGCCACTGAGTTATCCTTTGAGCCTGGCCGCTCTATCATCCGAGTCTAATAAGGTAGTATACTTATGGCTAATGTTAGGGTATTAGGTTTAACTGCATCTGGGTCTCTAGTTGAGATTCCAGATGCAGATGTAGCCTTACTACCAAAATCGGCTGTCAATGGCTCAGAGACATCTATTGATATTGGAGGTACTACCTTTACTGGCGTATTTGCAGTACATAGTGAGGGTACCGGGAATGCAATAGTATCTCAGTATCATAGACATTCTAATGATGCTACTGGGGTATACCTAGTAGCATTAAAAAGTCGTGGTACTACCGCTGCTCCGGTGATAGTACAGGATGGCGATGATCTTATAGGGCAGTATGCTCTAGCTTTTGATGGTGTGGATTATGCAATAGCCAGTAGGATTATATCTGTAGTAGATGGGACCCCTGCATCTAATGTAATCCCATCTAAGTTGCTGTTTAGTGTAGCTAATGATGCAGGTACGTTAACTGATGTTATAGCACTTATGAAATCCAAAGCTGCTATATTCCAAGGTACTGCAGTATTCTTAGCTGAGTTTAATAATGGTAACTCTGGTGTAGCTGATACCATAGACTGGAATGCAGGGCAGAAGCAGAAGTCTACTCTAACAGGCGCACCGCCCTGTGTACTAACATTTACGGCTCCAGCAGGGCCTTGTAATGTAATATTGAAGCTAATACAAGGTGGTTCTGGTAGCCAGACGGTTACTTGGCCTGCTACTGTTAAATGGCCTGGGGGTACGGCACCTACACTGTCTACAGCCGCAGGTGCTATAGATTTAATTAGTCTCTATTATGATGGGACTAATTACTATAGCGGCGCTATGCTGGATATGAAATAGCTAGTATAATGGCTAGTATAAATCAAGGTAATTTAACTTCAGAGGTTGCGGCTGCATTTACTGCGGCGAATAATACGCTATTCTATTCCCATGTGTCTACTCCCGCACGTCGTGTTAGTATTGAGATTGGTGATAGTAAACAGCCGGATATAACTCTACCTCAGTTTAAAACTATGCATTGGGATAATGAGTGTAATCTATCTATTAGACTAGTTGATTCAGATTATACTAGTGCAATAGTACGGACAGCTGGTAGTAAGATTGAATGGGAACGAGCCGGACGTAAGGCACGAATCTACGAGTTAGATACTGGGGATGAGGATGGAGGCTTCGAATTTGAAGTTGAGTTCGCAGCTAAACCTGCTAGTAATATAATAGAATTTACTGTACAATCTAAAGCTTTAAAATTCTATTATCAGCCTCCTCTAACTCAAGCTGAGATAGATAGTGGCAGGATCAGGCCTGCTAAGGTTGATAGGTCATACGCTGTCTATCATGCCTCAAAAGTGGGAAACTATACAGGGGGTAAGGACTATCGAGCAGGTAAGGCGTTTCATATCTATCGTGCACATGCTATAGATGCAGATGGAAATGATACGTGGTGTGACCTTTCCTATAATGATTCAACTAGTATGCTAACGGTAACTGTCCCCCAAGCTTTCCTAGATACTGCTGTATACCCTGTAATTGTTGATCCTACGTTTGGCTATACAACAGCAGGGGCATCGACACAGAGTCTGGTAGGAGCGGCAGTTGGTTCAAACTTCACAAACAGTGTGGGGGCTGGCACTGGTGATAAGTTAACGGCCTCTGTTACTGGCTCCCTTGGTACAGGTGACATGAAAGGCGCTATATATGAAGATAGAGCTTCAGATGCGCTAGTCACTAATGGTGAAACTGCAGAGGTAATAGATGTTGCGAATGGTCAACACTGGGAGGACTTCACTTTCTCAACAGGGCCAACCATTGCAGATGCTACCGAGTATCAGTTAATGCTACGCGGAAATCTTGGTTTTATCTACTATGACTCCGGATCATCTGGCGAGTATGCGTTAGTAGATACTGTCACATATGCTTCGGCTTGGCCTGACCCACTGGTTCCAACTGAGTATAATAATCTTCTAGTTTCAATATATTGCACGTTTACAACGGCAGCAGAGCCTAATTACCCGCAAGCTTTTCTAGGACATAACTTCTAATAACTAAAAGAGATCTATCTATATGCCTCCAGTTCAAGATGATGAGCATCTGTATACTAGACAGGAGTTAGATACTATCCTGGCTAATAAGCTTCTAGAAGCTAAACTAAGTAACTTAGAGGCGGCACTACAGCTAGAGTTTACTACTTTAAATGCTGCAATGCTAGAGATTAAAACACTAGTAAACTCTATAACTAGTGATAATAGATCAGACTTATCGGCAGTTAAAAGCCAATTAATAGATCATTGTAAAGCTACATATGCTACTAAGGGTGAACTAGCTGCTACAAAGACTCGAGTTAATACGATTATGTCAGTAGGTATGGGAGTATTATTTACGTTACAAGTACTTAAGTACCTAGGCATTCTATAATGAAGGAAGCTCTCCCATGGCACTAGAGATCTACCCACACGCGGATGCGAATGGCAATCCCATACCTGCAGAGTTCGTCTATCCAGATGGCGCTTTTATAGTAGCAGTTACGCAGATTGCAATGGGTGCAGCTATAGATCTATTTCCAGGTAAGGCAGATGGGGTATGTACTGTATTCTGTGTAGGTAGTCCAGTATTAATTAAAAGTGGAGCTGCTGTAGTTACTGCTCCAGCAACTGGGGTACTACTCCCCGACTCTATGCTTATATTACCAGATACTCATTATATGCTATATCTCCCATCTAATACATTCAGTGCAATAGGTCTAGCTGGTTCAGCGGAGTTACTAATTAATCGAATCAAACCCTGGAAGGCTCTAGCTATTCCAGATCAATTTAACCGAGGCTAATCATGGCACGCTCTAGTAAGGAAGTAGATTTACTAAAAGGCCTCATCCCAGTTAATCCAGAGGAGCTAGGATTAACTGAAGATCCTTTCGTATACGATGGCAAGAATATCATGCCTACTGCTATGGGGTATGAGGCTTTCTTTGGGCGTGATGTAAGCCTTGGTACTGATCTACTGGAAGTACCAGCACAGGTGGGCGCTGAGTTAATTAATAATCCTGGATTTGATGCTGATACAGATTGGACTAAGGGTACTGGATGGACTATAGCGGCAGGAGTTGCATCTTGTGCTACAGCATTAGATTGGCAATATTTGTTCCAGGCAGTGGCGGCTACGTTGGTAGAAGGTACTAGGTATCGAGTTACTTTTACTATCAGTAATTACTCTGCTGGAGGAGCTAGGGTAGTATTAAATACTACTACTAGTCCTACGTATACTGCCGATGGAACCTATGTATGGGAGGTTACTTTAAATCCTTTTGCTTCTGAGCAAATTGGTATATCTTCCGTAATAGGGGGATTTACTGGGGACATAGATAATTTTAGTGTAAAAGTTTTAACTCCTGCTGTAGCTCCTATCATACAGGAAATTATCTCTTATCAAACTTTCGGAGGTGACGTACTCCAGATAGCTTTTACTAGTGAGGGGCTATTTATAAAGACCTTGCAGCAGCAACTGAGTGCTCCTACTATAGTTGATATAACGGCTAGTATTACAGTCACTATGGATAATGGGTTGGATTGGGTGCAATTAATTGAGCTATCTAGTACTCTATGGACATATGCTGTTATTGCAAATAAGTTATATGTCTATGCTCAAGGACTGCCTTACATAGGCTATATAGAGCAAGTAAAGCCTGGTGAATTAATAATCAATAAGCTAATCCCCTCCTTCTTAGCTAATACAGCTGGAGGAGCTACTACAATAGTTATCCAAAATGCAATAGAGGATGATAACTCTAGTTATAAGACTATCACTCTGGATGGAGTAGATTATAGCGCATTTACTGCCTTAAAGAAAACCCATATGGTAGATAAGGTTAACCAGGCATTGGTAGATAGATTAAACCTTAACCCTACTATCCAAGCTAAACTTATGCCAGGCACTGATTCCCTAGTTACTACTCCTAGTGATATATTTGTAGCTCCTGTGCGAGTGGCTGTATCTAATCCCAGTGCTGATACTTATCCACAATCTTTTACTAGCTGGGATACCTGGATATATGAAGCAGAGGACGCAGCTGGAGACCCACTTACTAGTATCCCGTACTCTTCAGATGATCCTGGAGGAGAGATAACTCAGATTGTATGGTCTACGGCAGCTACACAAGCTGATGATATACGTATCCAATCATTTAGATCTACTATGAGCTACATCCATTTATTGCCCCATACTGTATGGGAGCGCCCTGTACCTGATTGGGATACTACTAATCTTACAATTGGTTATGGATATGCTAGTACCTATGACACAGATTTAGATATAACTTTAACATTTACTAGTGGTAGTGTTAATATTACTGCACCTACAGGTACTAGCCCAGCGGCTTTGCTGGAGATTATCTATAATAAGATAATTACTATAGCTAATACCAATATTAGTGGCTTAGCTATTGAAGAAGTAACAGCGGGTAGTGGTGGGGCACATCAACTAGCTACGATTAGTTTACAGCAGCCCTTTCTTACCTTTGAAGGAGTAACTATAAATAATAATGTACCTGCCACTGATACCTTAGCTACGTATAATACCTATGGGTATAGGTCTATTCCTATTACTAATGAGGTTGTTAAATATAAGAATTACTCCCGTATATATGTAGCACCAGCTATGGCTACTAGTGTGGCTGATATCACTATAGTTAAAGGTGGAACTACATTTAACTATAATTGGGCAGCAGCTGGAGTGGAGGATCTAACTACCCGGATAGCCCACTTCTCTGCTGCAGTGGTAGCTGCATTCCCTGATGTAACAGTCTCAGATGAAGCTTCTGGGCCTGGCAGAGCTATATCTATTAAATGGTTTGATCTTATATATTTAGCTCATGACTACCTAGCTCCTCGTATTGTATCTAATGCTGATCAAACTGTAGTAGCTACTACGCATGATCATGAAACTGATTTGTATGGATTAGTAAATCTACTTAGTCGTACCGATGGAAAGGCTACGCATAACTCTACTGCATTTGAGCTAACCTCCTTATACTTTACAGAGGATCAGGATAGTAATGATATACCTGAGATATTAAAAGCGGCATTAGAAGTTAATGGATGGGACAGTATAGATACTCCAGCGTGGTGTGGTGGAGGGGGAGACTAATTATGACTTGTAATGTAAAAGCTACTGCTATAGCTCAGAATGATATAGAGATTAAGATATTTAAAACTACTCCTGCTGTAGTAATTGTGGTTCTTACAGATGATGGTACTGAGACATTCGCTGTTATATCTAATAATACTATTACATCAGCCGGAGGAGCTCCGGGAGCTAGCACCTTATTACATATAGTAGGTATATGTGCAGCCCGAGGACGTATGGCTGCTTGGGATGTGGCTAATGCTCTATACTGGGGAGCCTCTATCAATGTCACAGATTTTGAACCTAGCCTAACTACCCGAGCTAATACCTTAACAGTGGATGCTGTTAAGGGTGAGATTAAAATGCTACGTTACTATGATGAAGGGTTTCTAATAGCAGCTACAGGGAATATAGTAAAAGCTTCCTATGAGAATAGTCAAGTAGTATTTAAATTTAAATCAGTGCATCCAGAGGGTATAGTAAATCCTAGTCATATACAAAATCAAGGAGATTTTGTACTAGCTTGGACTAAATCCGGGTTGATTAAGCATAACCCTAATACAGGTAATAATGAATACTTATATCCTGAACTGCTTAACTGGCTACGCACATTGCCTATCCCAGTTCGTGTAATTAATATGGGGCATAGATATTTAGGACTAGCTATACGAAAGGGTATAAACCAGTATACTAGTCGAAATACTGATCAGGTTATTAGTGCTACGCTACCTAGACCTCAGGGAAGTACATTTCTAACTGCTTATCCAGAGGATGATCTATTATCTCCTATCAGTAGAATCTATGTGTATGATACAGTATTAGATAAACTTGGTATTATAGAAGATACCAGTAATATAGTATTCTCTCTGGATCCCATTAATCAGTCTGGCTATGGGCTAACTCGGGATTACGCATTTGAGTTAACTAACTCTGATGGTCATAGATCTCTGGGATGTATTGGTACTGACGGTATTACATATATTTATAATGATAATCCAGCAGATTCTGAGTTAGTAGTGGGTAAATACCAGATGTCTAGATCTGGCAAGACTCGGCTAACTGATGTAATTGCCGAATATGTAGGACATCCCAATAACACAATAACTGTAGAACGATCAGAGAATGGACGATCTATAGCAGATGTAGCAGTGTCTAGTAATAACACTGCGGCTATCCAGAATTGTGACTTGACTCCTGTAGGCAAATGGTTTAATATAGTCTTTAAAGGTAGGTTTAATATTCGCCGTATCCTAATAAGAGGGTTTAAGTATGCCATCAGATAATAGAGCTGCCAGTCTAATGGATCAAATGCGGCAGTTAAATCCTAGATCCCCTAGGCAAGCTCGTACTATTCTGCGTATGCTAGAGCAGACTAAGCGCGATACTAATGCAAATGATTTAGATACTCGCCGCGCTCTTAAGCTAGGTATTGAACGCATGGCGGAAGCTCAAGCTGTTATGAAAGGATTAGAGCCTGGCACCAGTGCTTTCAGTGACCTCGTACGTAGGGCTGAAGCAGGTGAGCATACAGGTGGGTATAAGAGGCTATACCTAGATCCTCGTATTAAAGGTAGAAGCGAGCATGTAAAAGCCTTGCTTAAAGCTAAGTCACCCGGATCTAAGTTACTAGCAGACCTATACAATATGTATGAATCTAAAAAGGAGTTCGGATAATGGCTAGTCCACTAGGTAGTAATGTAGCGGTTGATGACCTTATCTCTGGCATTAGGCAGTTCCAACATAACTATGTAAATAGCTCGCTCACCAACCCAGTACGGAGACCGCTACAGAAACCTGTACGCCCCGGGGGTAATACTGTAGTAGCTCCTAGTAAACCCTCAGCATCTCCAGGCACAGACGTAGCTACATCTGATCTTACTTCTACTTCTAGTGGAACTGAGACTACCACTGCTAACGAGTCTAGTATGACTCCGGAAGCATTGGAGACACTTAATAGATTAATATCCCAGGGTGGCAGTGACTTCCAGGTAGACCAGCAGAAGTCTATCCAGGATCTTATTGCTAATATGGCTCAGCGTGTAGGAGAGCTTACTCCTGAAAAGGCTAAGGAAGCTGCTAAAGGTGATGTAGATGAACTAACTCGCCAGTTGATGGAGCAGATCCTACCTGAATTGTCTGGAGCTTTTGAAGGTGCTGGGGCTTCATCATCTGCCTTAGAAGCTCTAATGACTCAGGATATGGCCTCTCGTACAGCTGGCCAGCAGGCACAGGCTATCACTGGTAGGCAGGAAGCTTATGCAAATCAGGCTACTAATCTACTGCAAACTATGGCTAGTGCCGCAGGTATACCAGATGATATAGTCGCTTCTATGACTAACCTAATCCAGGCTGGTAAAGGTGGAGTTAAAACTGGCACTACTACTACAGAGTTTACTGGAGAAGAAACTAAAGCGGCAGAGGAGCTGGCTACAGAAGGTCTGCGCCCAGCTGAGACTACTGCAGAGGATTTAAAGAACCAGTTATTACAAACTGAGTTAGATGTAATGAAGCAGCAGTTAGAGGAGATGGAAGGAGATACGGATACAGCTAAGTCTCCACTCGGAGGATTCAGTGGTGGTAGTGATAGTGCTGGATTGTCACGCCCAGAGAAGATAGCCTTGTATAACTCCCAGGCTAGTCGTCCTTGGGGCACTCCGGCCCCTACAGGGGGTACGGCAGCTTCGTGGGATTATGAGAGGCAGCTAGCTCTAAGGGATAATGCACTAGCTCGTGAAATAGGGTTACTATAATGGCTAAGCAAGGTAGCGGTTACAATCTAAATGCTCTAAGTTCCTACCTACAAACTATGAGAGGGGCCGAGGGTTTTACTCCATCGTTTACAGATAGAGCTACAGATGCTGCACGAGGGCTAGAGGAGGATCCTTTTAAGTTCTACTTAGACGATCCTATTGCACCTACAGTACCTTATAGTGTAGAGGTGCCTACTGTAGACCTTAATCCAGAGGGTAATCCAGTTGATCGGTATAATCAATTTCATAATTGGGTTAATGATCTAGGTGAGCAATTAGTCCTAGATGAGCAGCAAGCTAAACAAGTGTACATGACAGATAACTATAAAGGGCTGGATAAGATAACTGAGAATATCCAGCGAATGGCTTTGTATGATGCAGGGAATCCGCAGTTAAATGATCTAATAGCTAAGCAGCGTAATATAGCTTTAATAGCTGATAAGGGCTGGGAGGCAGAGAGGAATGAGCTATTCGCCCCACGGCGTGCTCATCTAGCCAATGCCCAATCTAAACTAGAGGGAGATTATAAGCCTGAAGCTGATCTGTATCGTCGATTAGATATAGCGCAGGGTTATGCGGAAGAGACTGTTACTACAAGTCCTGTGGCCCAGATGCTAGTTCGTATGGATCCTACTATAGATTCTGAAGATGCGGCTCGCAAGGCTATGCTGCGTACTGATGATCCGACTATGGGAGCTAAGGTGATACTTGCCAAACAGTTCGAGCAGGGTCTTACTGCTATGGATGCCTATCAAACACCTGATGTACCTACTGGTATGAGCACTAATGATTATTACGATAATGTAGGACGCGTAGCAATGAGTCTTATAACTGACCCTGACGAGCTAGCTACAGCCCAGTCTCTTATCCCTGCTATGGAACAAGCTCGTAAGAAATCTATTGCAGATGTAACAGCTGTGGTAATGAATCCTAAATCAATGGATCCTGCAATAGCAAACCTACGTGCTAAGAAAGATCCTACCTTGCTCCAGCGTGAGATACTTCGTAGGGCAGGCCAGCAGTTTTCACTAGAGATGGCGGATATTAAAGCCAGGCAGATAAAGACTGCAATGAAATCTTTATATCAACCTAAGCTACTGATAGGTATGCATCCTAATGATGCTGATGTGCTAAATAAAGTATTCTATGGGTATCGCCAAGCTGTTAATGATGATCCTGGACTATCGGCTACAGAGGCTATGAAGATATCTCAGGACCGTGTGCAGGAGGAGATGAAGCTAGGTAACTCACCTCATATAGATGGAGTGCTAGCTAGGTTTCAACCAATACTATTAGATGAGATTAATAGTAACTATAGCACTCTAGGCCTCAGATATACTCAAGAGGATCTGGCAATGCTTGGTCATGCTAATCGTATCAAACGAGCCATGCAGGGTGATACTTTTATGTATCGCATGGGCCTAAACTAATAAGTTATAGGATTATATAATGGCTACTTATGATTTACTGAATTCGTTAGAGCAGCATCGTGATGATAACTCTGACTGGGAATGGGATGATATTATAGATTATCCCGTCTCAGTAGGGGTAGATATAGGCACCTCTATTGTTAATTCCATGTCCTGGCTTACTGACTATAAGGTAGAGACCTCTTCTGCATTGGCTGCCCTTAATACTGATATGGCGGATTTCTATGAAAACCATAGGGATGCTGTAGAGCTAGGCTCGTTTATTGGGGGCATCTTTGTTCCTATGGGAGCTGGTAAGTTACTATCTAGTGCTATGAAGTTTGCTGGATCAGGTAAAGTTACAGCTCTAAATCAGCCTTTCAAATCCTGGGATAATAAAATACTAGGGTTTCAGAATAAAGCCGCAGAACTATTAGTTAAGGAAGGTCATGCTAACTCTGCTGCTAAAGCGGCTAAGCGCACATTCCAGGTAGAAGCTTTTAAGAAGGGTGCAGCTGAGGCTATGGCATATGAGACTGGGTTTGCTGCTCTATATAATGGCCACGCATACCTAGATGGTAACTACGATGTATGGGATTATGCACTGGGGGTAGGTCTAGGCTTAGGTCTAGGCTCTGTAGGTACATTAATTAAGAGTACTCAATTTAAAAAGACCTACCAGGCTGCTCAAGTTGCAGATATAGGACAGCTTGGAGATAACTTTACACCTGCCATGAAAGTGGCTGGAGTAGCTGACGGTATCGGCGCCGCCCAAGGTATCTATACTATCAAAGCCCAAGAGGCTGTACTACTGAATCAAGTGAATAGCCTTGGCGCAGATACAATAGCGCTGGCCACCCAGACATTAGACCGTACTAGGGTTGCTACAGGTAAGCATATATACTCTATGCTGGATGGAGAGTTACAAGGGCTGACAACTACTAAGGCTAAGGGTGCGCGGCCAGCTAGTATCTACGAAAGCTATGATGCACTAGGCCAGTGGAATGCTACACCATTTGAGTTAGTATCTAAGGTTGTATATGATAATCCAGAAGCCTTGGTAGGTGTGAGTAAACCTATCAAACATTATACTAATGTTACTAACCCTTTTAGTATGCCCCTGCCTGAGGATATTATGCGGATGGGTAAAGGCAGGCAAGATATCTATGTACCTGATCCACGGATGTGGCTGACTCAGACTAAGCCTCAAACTGGGAAGGTACTTAAGTCCAGCCAGCATCGACTATTTGGCGATATGATTCCAGGATTAACTACTAAACTAGATAATGCTACCGATACATATATTATTAATGTAGATCGGGCTACGGATCTTAAGAAACCAGAGATCCGTAAGTTTGTCCATAATGCTATGGAGCTTAATGTAGGGCGTAAGGTTAGTATTAGAACGGCTAAGGGGAAGTTTGATAATGAATACCTAAAGTCTTTACAGCCTACAAAGGATCTACCATTTGATGTATCCCTCAAACTGGATAACTCTCTAGTTGGAATGGATGACTTAGACACACTAGCTACTAAGTATCAATATAGAACTACTAAGGTAGTTATTGATCCTTGGGGTGGCCGGCCTGTTATGATCAATGCATTGGAAGCCTCTGTATCTAAGGGTGTAGCATCTAATCCTAAGTGGCGTGCTAACAGAACCTACGATATATTGAATGGTAAGAAAACTTATAAGCCTCTAGAGTCCTCTACCTACCATGCAGATGAGGAGTTTATGAATGCTACATTTGCATATGAGCTAGCTGGTAAGTCTGGTTTTATAAACAACCAGATTATCCAGGCAGGTGATACTCCCAGGATTCAAGCCGCTTTGATATATGCCTCTAAGAAACTTAACGCTGATCCTAAGCTAACTCTTAATCTGAAAGTAGGTGATGAAGTTATCACTGACCTAGAAGACCTAGCTCATCTGCTATTCCGTACTAAAGTATCAGATGCTATTGAACTTATCAAGGATACGCGTGGCCTGACATACGGTCAGATAGCTAAACAAACTAATGCCTCCATAGAGTTTATCGAACACGTAGTTCAGAATAGGCAGTTACTAGCTAAGGGATTACATGAGCAACCTAGGAAATTATTCTTCCTAGAGAACATTTCAGAATCTAGCCATATCATGTACAATGAGCTTAATCATACTAAGTTCTTAAATGCTAAGCCCTTACTACTAGAGGGTGATGGTATGGTAGGAGCTCGGGCTACAGAGATTCAGACTGCAGCTAACTTGGACAAGGATACTACTAAGGAGTTGTTTAGAGGAGCTATCAATGATGTAATGACTACTAGCTCACCTGATGTACAAGGATTCCATGAGCTAGTATCAGGCACTGAGCCTATGCGGATTCTTCTGGATAATATTAGTGCCCTAGCTACACGTGGTACTATGGGTAAGTATAACTTTACATCGCGTGAGATGGCCCAGAGGGTTCTAGGTGCTAATTCAGAGTATATATCTGCTTCAGCTAAAGCTTTTAATTCATCTGTTATACGATTCCTTGATGAGGTTACTACCTCAGTGCAGCCTACATTTGCAGCAGTGAATAAGAATGAGGTGGCGCGCACACTGTTCTATCAGTTCCGGCAAACACTAGATGCTATGCCTAGCACTCAGTTAGAGAACCTAATGTATGATGCAACTACAGGTAAGATAATTACTAAATTAAATGCTGAGGGTGAGCCAATAGCCTATCTTAAGTTTTTATCCGATGATACTAAGGAGATTAATCTACATATAGCAGAGGCCAAGGGCACTATAGCGGATCTTATGAAAGCCTGGCTGCCAGTGCAGTCTCGGTATCTACAGATTAATCAGGCTAACTCTCGGCTATTAGGTGGAACTCCTATGCAGGGTAGAGGTATTTGGTTTCCTCGTAAGCCTGTAGATGACTCTTTCGTAGCCTATGTGGTAGACTCTACCAGTCATGATCCTAGCCATGTGAAGCAGATTGTAGGTCGGTCATTAGATGATCTAGAGACTCGGGTTAATGGTATCCGGGCTGACCTAGTTGGCACCAGTAAGAAGGTTATATCTTATGCAGAGATGAAAGAGACTCACAATCATCTGTATCAGTATGCTAAGATGAATGAGCTTAGCCGGGCTGACGTGGCACTAACCAAACGTGGTATTCCCCTAGATGATATCCCAGTAGATGGGCGTGGATTCCAGGAGATACTTGATGGGCTATCTACAGAGGCTTGGAATAAACACCGCAATCTCTTTGTTAACTCTAACCCTGAGCTGTTTAATGGCTTAGATGATATCATTAAACACCAGACAGCCCTAGGCCGTAGTAGTGCAGAGAGGTTTGCATTGAAGCGCCAGGGTAAACTAGAGACAGCAGAGCTGACTAAGAAGACTCTACTCAACTATGATCTGACTAAAGACTTCAAGGAGTTTGAGGCTGCTAGTAATACTTACTCAGCGGTACTAGATACTGCTATAAGTAAGACCTCAGAAATTTTGGGAAAAATTACAGGCAAGGCTTCTATTACGCAGGCTGATTATGATGGACTAGCAGCCAAGTTGCAAGAGGCTAATCTGCCTAATCCTTACAGATCTTATCTTGATTTTATACAGCAAGCTAAACCTGAACTGGTTCCTAAGTCTCAGGCATTCATAGCACAGGCTTCATCTGTAATGGTAGCAGCTAACTTGAGATTCTTAGAAGCTAGTCATGCAATAGTTACTACATTATCTACTCCTGTAATACTAGGAGCAGAGTTAGCCCATAAGAAATTCCCTATGAAGTTCATGATGGAGGGAGTTAAGTTAGCTAGGGGCAAGTCGCCAGAGGCTATGGCTATCATGAAGCGTGCTAGAGATCTTGGATATGCTAAGCCACATCTGTCTGAGATAGACGACCTTATGTATAATCTAGCGGTTAAACCTAATAAGGTGCAGGCAGCTTTGAACTCTAAGTTCATTAAACTAGGGTCTAAGTTATCAGATGCCTCAGAGGGTATCACTCGTGAGGTAGCCTATGCTACTGGGTACAGAATGGCTCAGGCTAATCATGGGCCGAAGGCAGCTAAGGAGATACTAGAAGCCTACGCATTTGCATTCACTAATCGTACTATGGGTAACTACACTACTCGCCAAAGACCCACTGTATTCCAAGGAGCATTGGGGGCTACTGTAGGATTATACCAAACCTTCATGATGACTATGGCTCAGAATATGTTTAGGTTTTTAGAGGCAGGGGATCGTAGAGCATTAGTACAGCTGTTCGGCAGTCAGGGTCTAATGTTTGGTACTCAGTCTGTGCCGGGCTATGGTGTAGTGAATGATGTACTAGGTGCTTGGATCAATGATGATAACTCCCATGTAGATATTACGCAGACTATCTATAATGCACTGGGGGATGATACTGAACAATCCCGTAGTATGGCAGAGATGGTGCTATATGGATTCCCTGCTTGGGCTACGCAGACTGGGTTTCATACTCGGGCTGAGATCTCTCCAAGAAGTCCAGTAGGTATTACTAGAACCGGATTGGAATTTGCGCCACCGCTACTCAATGGTGCTATTGAGCTAATGAATAATGCTTGGGACACAGCTAGTAACTTAGGTAATGTAGCAGCTATAGGTGGGAGTATTCCGGATGTGGGCAGGGCTGCACTAGAGGGAGTGGCGGCGCAGTTCTTATGGCGCCCAGGTGCCCGTGCTGCGGAATGGGCACTAGGATATTCTAAGGATAGATCAGGAACTGTACTGTCTACTGAGGAAGAGGTGCGAGGCTTCTGGCCTACCGCAGCTAGGATCATGGGATCGCGTCCGCTTAAAGAACAGGCTCTGAGGCAGGTTAAGTTCTATGGGAAATACTATGATAGTGTAGATAGCTTGAATAGGCGGAAGGCTATTAAATCCATGAAGTCTTTAGTGGCTGGAGAATCTAGTGCTAGCTTGGGTGGGGTAATGCAAGATTACTTAACTGCGGGTGGTACATACCGAGGCTGGTCTCAGTCAATGCAGCAAGCTTATATGAGCTCAGATGTAGAATTTGCTGATAAGCTAGCAGAGCGTGTGACTAAGCAGCCCGGTATATATGATATAGTTAATAGCTATGCTTTTTAAAGTTTGAATGGGTGATTTGATAGTACCTCATATAGATCCTTACCTACCATCATTGTATTAGATGGTAGTAGTGGATTGCATATAACTGTAATACTTTCATAGGAGTAGATTTGCGTAGCCTCCTTTAGTAATGATTCGTGTGTAGCAGCAGTATCATCCATAATCATAATCCTTTTTAAGAGTTGTGCCTTGGCGGGCGCTGTTGGGGTAGCGGGGTAGAGATACTTCCTACCCCTTTTTATTGCCTGCTATGTAGCAGAGTCTAATGGATCATCTACCTTCAAGTGCGCACCTACTAACTTCAGCGGTGGAGTATCTGGGGTAGCTACTGGCTGATTAGGTAAAATCAATTGGTGATAAGCATTAGCTAGAGCTACTCGTAATTCCTCCCGGAACTTAGACTCCTTGAATGTCTCTGGAGTATGTAGTGTACCGGGGATATAGACTGTAGCTGCTACATCTGTCCCCATCTCCAGTAATGATACACTCATAGCGGAGGCATCCGGTGCAGTAGATATAATGACATCGTAGCCTTTGAATGTCTTGGCTAGTGTAAGTAGTGCGTCTGCAATGTGCATGGCGGTGTCCTTTATTAGGTGAGGGTTAAGGCTAAGGATATCTGGTCTATCCTATCAAACATACTAGATATCTCACCAGAGATGATGGCTGGCCCACACTGTAGAACTTCCTCTAGGCTAGGCTGAGAGTCTGATACAGGAGGGGCTACTTCCGTAGGCGCAGCTTTGATGGTACTAAGTAAGTCCTCCAGTGCCTGATTAACACCAACTAGCCTTCGTATCTCATCATGTAATCTAATATGGCCTGGAGTTGGGGATACTGGCATTGGTACATTCATTGCATTCTGATTCATTACTCTGTCTCCTAAGTAGTTATAAGTTTATGATAAATATTTCATAGCCATCTGGTAGATGATCTGAGTTTCTAGTATAGTTAGTGGCTCAGTCCTCTCTACCTTTCCAGCTATATCCTCTAGCTTCTCTCGCTCTTGTACTGTAGTAAATGACTGCGATTGCGGCCATAGTACAGGTATTAACTCCCCCGGTGTATAGTGCTCTACTACTTCAATGGAAATTTGCTGCTCTTTGCTCATCGGTTAGCTCCTCTGGATGCTCGTCACCTCTTACTAAAGAGTAGTCTATGTACTTACTACTCCAATCATTATCTACTAGGTTTACCGGAAGGAACCCAGCCCTACCCTCTACTTGAGTCTTCTGTATCTTATCTGCCTGTAGCAAGGAATTTAGTATATCAGATAGATTAGATAGCTTATCCAAATCCTGTGACACACCCTTCCATATATCATGTATCTTCATAGGCTCGTCTGTATGATTTAGCATATCCAATACTTGGTTAGCTACGCTAGAGTTTCTGGCTTTACCGAACTCTCCTAGGGCAGCTGGCATCTGCATCTCAGCTAGGTGTAATAGTGTATTAGCTAAGATACAATCTTGTTCGTTAATCTTAATAGTATGTCTGGTAGCTGCAAGTACAATTACAAGTTTTAGTAAGTGTGTGAATCTGCGCTGATAGTAATAAGCGAATCGTTTATCATTCATCTTAGGTGTGCTTTTATATATGTCTGCTAATAGTTTTCTGCATGTATCGGGGATAACTACCTCACCCTGTAGTTGCTTAATAGTAAATAGGTGGTTTATTAGTTCAGCTTTAATCTCTTCGTTAGGTGGATCAGGCCAAGCTATTTTCTTAGATGTAGTACCACCATGTATGAATAACAACCTAGAGAAGAACCCGCCGGTCATAGCTATCTGTCCGAACGCCTCTGATATACCACCGGGGGTAGCCCCTGATAGGATATTAATAGTAGGGTTATGAATGATAGTATCTTCCTTAGTCATCTTAGGGTACTCAAATAGGGATAGGTTATCCCACATGTTAGTGAGATTAGTTATCAGTTCATCATTGCCTATGCCTATGAAATCTATAAACTCATCTTGAGCTATATACATCTCAGTAGAGCTAGGTTCAAAGATTAAATCTTCTAAGTCTCCTGAGTCATCATCTAGATGCTGATTAGCCATCTTGTGCCAGAGTGTTTCCTTCTGGGCTTTGTTAGGTGCAAACCATTTATAATCTATAAGCTTATTCTTGAGCAAGCCTGTGCCTATCTTAATGGCAGTACCCTTCCGAGTACCTGGCCCACCTGTTAGTAGTACATACTGGTTTGGATAGATCTTACCGTGGCCGAATGGCATGTGCACCTGCCGCCCCAACAAAGCCCCTACTATACTGATGGCTGTCCATCTGTGGAATATAGTAGGGGATTCTGTAGAGCCTACGTAACCAAAGTAACTATCGAAATAGTCGTAGCTCATTAGGTACTTCCCTGAGTTATTATTATGGATACTTAGAATGGGCAAGGTGGCGCTATATGAAGCCTCTTATAACTTTCCTGGATAGCCTCGGCTGTCATTATAGCATCCGCCTCCGGGTCGTGGAGGGATTCCCCTAGTGCATGGGAAGCTACCCACTCTTTATAATTAAGCTTGGCCATAGCAAATAGAGTTCTAGTATCCATTTGGTTACGGAAGTTAAAAGCATTAGCTTTATCTATAGAACCAGAGGGAGCGATGAGTTTAGAGTAGATAGAGTTGAATATAGATAGATCAAACTCTTTACCGTGGCCCCATGAATTGGTGATATCAGGCTGGCGCCCTAGGAAATGTAATCCATCCACTGCAGCCTCTATGGTAAATACAGGCTCCTCTGGATTAAGAGCTTTCTGAGTTACCTCTACTCCCTGTTCCATCCACCAAGCTAGTGTATCTGGATCTATCTTAGATCCTAGCATCTCTGCACTAGCATTAAGGGCAAAGTTCCAGCTACCTCTATCCTCTATCTCACTTCCCCAAGGATCAAATACTGTGTACCCCAAGGATACTACATATGGATTCTTAGTATCTAGGCTTAGTGTTTCCCAATCAATTACTATATGCTGCTCAATACTCATACTAATCTCTCCATCCGTTGACACAATCCCAGTTTGGAAGTGTAGTGAAATGTAATGAATGTACAGCTACCCCGGCCACTAATACATAGTCCTTTGGGGCTTTAGCTCTTAATGTACCTAGGGCATCTACATGTACCTTGCCTCCTCTCCAAGGATGCCAGTCCCCACCTTGAGTTTTAGTATAGGCTGTAGGTCTAACTTTACTTGCCATCAGAAGGAACCTCCTCTGCATTAGTTAGTATATCCGGATAGTCTCCTACAGTAACTGCTGTAATAGACCCACTAGACTTATTAATTATCATTTTGCCATGAATGGATTTACTCACAGTATGCTCTACCCAGCTTCTTGGGCCAACATATTCTATTACTCGTAGTACACGTACTATATCTTCCTTACTCATAACAGTCTCCCCATACCTGAGCACAGTCCACATACTCTAGATAATCCCCATAAGACCATTGGACAAGCTTGGCCTTATACTCATTACGCCATAGATCATGTAACGTATTATCCATGATCTTAGCTCCCGTAAGGCTCTGTTCGATGCCCAGGCCAGTTAGGATTTCTACCTGAGTCATTAATACCTGTATCGAAAGTAATAGTAGATTGCCTATCCTCCCATGTATCTGGGATTAGCTTATCTATAACAGCCGCCGCCTCTACTGTCACATCAAAAGTCTTAACAGCATTAAGCAGCCACTCCATGTAGCCAATATCATTATCTGCTATCCATTGGAGAGTCTTACCTTTGTACTTACCAAAGAATATTGTATCAGGTAGTTCATACTTACCATTAACCATTAGTGTATCTCCTTGTGTAGGTGGGGTCTATTAGATACAAGGGCAATATCTATACGGGAATCTCTATACCTATATCGTAGTACATTTGTTACACCTTTAAATATTGGATCCTTAGATACTTCCAGTATTGAATCTAAGTAATCTATTAGTAGTAAGGGTGTTCCATTAGTAGTTCTGGGTACTGCTACCAAATCCAAATCATTAGTAGATGCTCCAGAGTTAAGTACGCCTCCTGCTAAAGCTAAGTAGTACCCAGCCTTCATAGCATTGGGTTGTAATTCTCTAATTAATACTAGAGCCCCTTCTAATGTCCAGCCATTTATAGCTTTTGCCATGCTGCCCTCCTTATCCTTTCCAATACTTACCATGCTCTACATCGAGCGGTATCCTTAACTCTCCAAACCCTGTGGGCTGTCCTATATCCATCTGCTCTAGTATCTTTCCTGTCCAGTACTCTCTTCTCTCTGCCCATACTTGCTGTAACATACTATCATGTACCTGGCCTTTCATTCTAACCTCACCGCAGCTAGGTATCTGCACATTGTAGAATACCTTCCAGAAGGCTTTGTTGATTCCATATACACTTAGATGCTGGGGCTTATGAGCTACCCCAGCTCTCCATATAGAGTGATTCTTCAGAGGATTACCAAAGACTTCTCTAGTCCAACCATCAGGAGTGATAAGCTTATGAGTTAGTGCTATCTCTTTCTTGATAGAGTTCCAGTATTTAGGCACACTGGGATAGGCTCTGTGATATAGACTGAGTAGCTCATCTGCGAAGGTTCTCATACTTACACTAGGGGCTACATTCAATAGGGCTGCTGCCTTGTGCATCTCTGGTATACCTACGGAGTCTATGAAAGTCTCAGCTCCCATCATGTAATTAGTACCGTGGATAATCTTCTTGGTGATCTGTCTGACGGGGTGGCTCTTGTGGATTAGCAGGCCAAAAAACATGTGAGCACATCGGCAGTAAAAGTCCCCTGCGGCGGCCTCTGCATCGGCCTCTGTGATGCCGTCACGCTCTATCAGCTCATGATATTGTAGTATCTGCTCTGGAGTTGCTGGGTCTTCTAGCGCCGCTCTCAGGGCCTCGTCCATCGCCAGATGCGCGGTACATCGTGCCTCACTCTGAGACTTATCTATCTCTACTAGTTCATACCCTGGATCAGCCATGATAGCTTTCTTAAAGTAGTATGGGAGATTCTGTGCTTGTGCTCCAAAATTCTTTTGGGCTGATTTAGATACGATCCCCGGCACATATAGTACAGACTTACTAGAGGACATCCGGCCCGTCTCTGTCCCATCTATGTTCATGGAATACAGCAGGCGATTATTCAATAGGTCAGCACAGTAGTAGGTAGAGTACGCTTTTAATTCTTTACGGTATCTAATAATCTCTTTCACTATTCTGGCAAACAGTGGATGCTGGAGGGCTATCTTCTTAATAGATACCTCATCTGTAGCTGACTTAGACTTAGATCGCTGTGGCTTCTTAGCACCTAGTACCTCATATAGCCATATACCTAGTTGCTTTGGCGATCCAGGATTAAACCCCGGTGTACCTGCCATAGTCTGGAGACTAGCCAGGGCTTCTTCTATCTCCTGCTTGGCCTCAGTTTTAACTATCTCACGTTTATCTGTATCAATCAAGTGCCCTTCAAAGTTACAGTAGATAGCTGGGATAGCAGTAGGAATCATATGAGAGTAGTTTCTCCATGCCCAACTAGGCATGTGCTCGATCATATAAAGGAAACATCTAGCAGTGTTAATAGTATCCTTGGCATTATATCCTAGAACATCCTCGGCTATCTCTTCCTTCCAATAGTAGTAATCATGTATACAAATGCTAGATACGAATGCTAGAGATTTATCTAGCTCAGCGTGCCAGCATTTCCACATGTACTCAGTATCGAATACCCAGTTAGCCGGGGCTAGTCCGTACCGTAGTTTGTAGAAACAGTCAAAGCATCCATTATGATACACCTTAAGTATAGGAGCCTCCATCCAGGCAGCGAAGTATTCATGCCATATAGGACTAGTAGCATCATTGAAATCCAGTACATAGGTCTCCCTTATCTCATCCTCATGGATGAATGTCATAGAGCAGGATTCCATTAGGTTATCCCGAGTAGTTTCAATATCTAATACTACACAATCATAAGATGATACTAGTAGGTCTATGTGTGGCAGGGAATCCTCAGTAGCTATCTCGTATTTATAATCCCAGCGTGGCTGAGATAGGGTAGCCAATTTGCTAAGGTCTTGGTCTAGTATCCATTCACCTTCTGGGATAGTGTTCACTTGTTTGAGTGGATTGGTTACTAGGATAGGGATGCTAGTTGATAACACCGCGCCCCTCCAGTTATCTAGCCCACCCTTACCCGGCACTATAGCTTTCAGTGTAACCGGATCGGATAGTACAATAGCTTTACAGTTATGCTTGGTAGCTAATGCTATAAGTTCCCCAATGGAACCGCAAGACTCCTTGGCTATCTTACCCCGCCAGCCTAGATGGGACAGCTTGACTCCTAGGATATTCCGATAAGCAGTATCGGCCCGGTGGTCAAGCATGCAGAGGATGTTACTCACAGAAATAGATCCCTTACTGTGTCAGCTAAGTCATTAATAGTAGAGTTATTACTGAACGTATTATCACAGAAGCCTGAGATATCTTGGCTAGACTTATGCCCTGTAGATACACAGCCTGGCCGGTCAATCCATATTACTTCACCATCAAAAGCTTTAACCATAGCTATCTCATTAATGAATCGTACATCAGGGATAACTACTAGATCGTAGTTCTGGGATTCCAATGCTGTCAATTTAAAACCCATCAAGTCTACCCAGATACTATCAGATATAAGCTCTCGGCCTCCTTCGGTACCTATCAATTCTAGTACCTGTCTACGGGATAGGCTTGGATTTAATCTAGAAGGTCTGGCTTTAACCTCTTGCAGCTTTAATGCCTGAGGGGCTATGCCCTCTAACACCCCTACTATCTTACGTAGTGGATCAGCGAATGATATAACAGCAGTATCTTCTATAAAGTTAGCCAGTATCTTAGCTACTTCATCCTTACCCACACCTGGGTATCCAGCTAGTCCGATGACTCTCATGATAGGTACTTCCTTTGTTGTTGTAGTGCGGCATGTATAGTCTCTCTATTAGAGCTATCTATAAAGGATTCTGACAGAGGATTCATTCCATTCAGTGGATTCTGCATAGCTTCTAATAGCCATAGAGCCTCACTAGGCTTGAGCCTCAATAAGATTATAGGGTTTTCTTCTATGTCAGACTGTGCCATTAGATCTTCTCTCCTCTTACTAACTTAGCCCAGAAATCCTGGTCTCTTTCAAACCTAGCTATATACGGTACTAACTCAAACCCTGCTTCCTTTAGTACCTGCCTCCAAGGCTGTACTAATACAGCTGGGAATACGATAGACTGGAAGTCCCCAGTCTCTGTTGTTTCAAATTCTTGTGCTACTGGTAGGCCACGTGCGTGTGCCTCATCCATTAGTCCATGTAGAAAAGCATATGCACCTTGTGCTTGCTCTCCATATTCTACGTCTACTCGCCTACGGTAATGCTGTAGCGCAGTAGCTGCTTGGTGTTCTATATCACCTCTGTTCATGTAAGGTACTCCTAATGATAATATGTAGAGTTTTTAGCAGAAGCCTACTAGCGATGGATTGCTAGCCTGAAAGATGCATCCGCTCTAGGGTACGATCCCTACTTGAGACATACAACAATTGGTCTCTTACGCCTTTGATTATAGAGATAGGCCGTGCGCTACGTATTCTCTACCTTAGCTAGGAATACACTAAGGATTTTCTACTCGCCTACTCTGCTAGTTCCCAATCAGTAGCCTGTAGATCAGCCTGGGATGCTAGCCACCCGGGTTGCATAGTACCTTGAGCCGTGTACATATCCATATGAGGGTCGATAGTTACCCTACCCTGTAATCCCATAGTGGCATACGGAGAGCCCTCTTTGATATCTACCGTAGACCCTGCCACGTAGCATACCCACATACCAGCGCCATTCCATCCAGCTCGGCGAATAGCATAGCCTTCTTGTGCTAACTGTATAGCTGTACCTAATTGCATAATCAGTACTCCTTACAATAGTAGAAAGACAGGGAGCGCCGAAGCACTCCCACTTACATCTTAATCAGCTTTAGGTTCCCATACCTTATAGCCCTCTGGCAATGCCTCTGCTTCAATAGCAGTTACACGCTGGATACGCAGGTTATCGTAACCATCCTTATGGACGATCTTGGTAGTAGCCTGCACATGATAATCTGCACGGAAGTTATCATTAACTGCCTGCATCTGATCACGGATAGACATACCCTGTAGGGCATCGCCTAGTAACTGCTTCATACGTTTCTTCAAGAAGGCTTTACCCTGCTTGTTACCACCAAAGCGTTCACTGAACAATGAACCTACAGCACTAGCTGGTTCATCTGCATTTACCTGGGTGATAGTACGCACATGTTGGTAGGTAAATACTACCATAGGAATCTCTTCCTTACCTACCTTCTGGATAGAGCAGTCGCCGATACGTAATACATGGGAGCCATCGACAGGATTTTGAAAGTCAATTATATCCTCTACATCATCTAGATTTGCATCCAGATCGAAGTCCAAGCTATCTTCCATGTCCAGTGCTGTATCTGTATTTGTATTCATGTTATGTATTCCTTATCTATGAGTTAAGTTTAGTTTTGGTTTAATTGCAGGGCTAGCCTGCTTAGATGTAGCTGTTTGTTTAGTTGGTGCTGTAGCTTTAGCTATAGCGGCGGGGCCGCCTCCTATTACGGGTCTTCCATTAGTAGCTGTCTCCTTTGATTTATCTGGGTATATTAGATCCTTCATGACAGGATTGTCGACGTTCTCCAGTCTGGCCCCTGTTCTAGAGCCAGTAATATAATCTTGTTTGTAGCTAGGATGACTACCTTTAATAAACTTCTTAGCTTTAAATTCACAATAGACTACATGGCCGAAGTATTTACCTACCTTCTTAGAATAAGCTTGTGAGCCTACTAGTGGGAATGTGCCTGTAGCTACTTCTTTCTTATTAACAGTGTCTACTTCATGGGTACATACAATGCAGTTGGTATTAGCTGCTTGTAGCATAGAGAACACTGCTGTTAGATCAAGTCCTGCCGCACCATACACCTGCATTAGATGTACGTCAGAGCCATTAGCATTCTTCATAGTATTAAGTTTCATATTAACTATAGAGTCTGCTAACTGAGAACCTGAATCAATTACGACTGCATCTCTAGGTGTAAGGGATGCTAGATTGAATAGCACACTGGGAGTACCATTAGCTTTACATACAGGGCAGTCAATCTTACCATGCCCTTCACAGATTGACTCAGGCTTAGTAGCAGAGAAGGCTTTCAGGATAGTATAGGCAGCTAGGGGTAGGGCGGGTGTATCTTGTACCCGTATCACTGTAATCTTCTGGCGCTCTTCTGCTGTCAGTCTATAATGCTCTGGCAGTTCATCATCAAAGATTACAGTCTCTAGCCCAGACTCTAGGTCAAACCAGAATACCCGGTCTATCTCAGGTAACTTAGCTATGGTCGCAGCAAAGGCAGTCTTACCACCACGGGGCTTACCCCATAGCAGTGTACGGGATACACGATCTTCTGCATTGTGGTACTTAATAGCTAGTTCATCTAGATTCATAATTAATATATCCTTAGTGGTGGTAATGTTAGGGTAGGCTTAGCCACTACTATAGTAGCATAGCGTTTATCAATTACAGCTTTAAGATGTGTAATCTCTAAGCACTCTGGATTAGGACAGGTATGAGTTACTACATAACCCTTTGGTACTGGCCCATGCTCTTGCTCATACACAAACTTATGCAAGAATACAGTCTTCTGCTCTCGCTTAGCTACTGCATAGCCAAAGCCAGTGGTAGCTCCTAGCCATGATAGACACCCAGTCTCTGGATTGTAGTAGCATCTAGCTAGATACTCTGGTAGAGTTGGCGGCTGTTTGTATCCCATTAGTCTGGAATCCTATTTGAGACTAATGCACATACTCCCTCTTTATCAGGTTTGTATGTCCACCGCCATGCTATACAGGTATTGGATACACACTTTGTATCATACTCATTATCGGGCTTAGCCCTGAATGGGCATGTCATAGCCTCTGCTTCAAGTATAGTTAGTGGCTCCATATTGTTCATCCCATTATCTCCATCTGCTCTTCTATTAAAGTATCTAGCTCTACAGTATACGACCAGTCTATCTCTGGTTTAACTGGAGCTTTGGGTAACTGGAGCATATCTATATCACACACACCATACAGTTGGCAGGGCTTCATATAGGATAGACAAGCGCTACCTCGCATAGGGTAATACTGCATGTGGATTAAGCTAACCAGTCTATCATAGTCTAATTTCAATGTCAATAGCCAGCCTAGTCTTTGCTTAGTAGTCTTAACAAATGGATAGATATGGAACTCAGGTATCCATGTACGTTTTAATTGGAATACAAAGTACAGTACTCCCATATTAGTAAGCCCAGGTTTGATATGGTCTAATAAGATAGTATATCCTAGTCCTTGGGCAGAGTTAGAGTACAGGGGTTTTAGATCTTGTAGCATGAGGCCAGTAGTTTTAATCTCTACCACATAGTAGGTACCAGTAATCCTATCTATCAGTACTACATCTACAAACCCACAGTAGTAATCATTCTCCTCTTTATCCAGCACTACCTTAAAGGATAACTCTACAGCAGCCTTGCCATTCATAGTAGCTACTTCAAATCTGTCATAGTCCCAGTTAGCATGGAAGTCCATTAGACCTTTAACAATACCTTCAAAGCACTTAACATCTGTCTCTTCAAAACTGTAGTGCTTGAATGCTTCAAAGATAGCAGCATCTAAATCCTCTGTCATTAGCAGAGTTTGTAGGCCAGCACCTAGAGCTGTCCCATAGGTGAAATGAGGGTTATCATCTGGATCATCATCTTCAAAATCATCTATGGCATAGAACTTCTTTAGTGCTAGTAGACGCTCACACTTATTAGCTAGCTCTAGAGTAGAGTAGGATAGGCGTAGGTGGCGACGCGGATCTAGAGTGGTGGTAGGCTGGATGGGTATTTGGATATTCATCAGTCCACTGGCTCCCATAGCAGTGATCTAACCCGTAGTTCATCTGCCTCTTTATCATAGTCCCAACAGCTCTCATCAAAAGACTCAGCCTCATCTGCCCCAGGAAAATTCATATCATCATAGCAGATGATAGTATTATCTGTAACACCTTGAGCTTCTGCCTTAGTCTTAAACTCCTGCCATGTCATACTATATGCGGGCATCATCCTAGCTCCTTATATCATTGCCAAGTCGTCATCATCCAGCCCTGCACTAGTAATCTTTGCATAGCTCTTCTTAGTAGCTGATTTCTTCTTAGGAGCTTTCTTCTCCAGTATCTTCTGCCCTGTCAGAGCTATAGCAGAGCGAGTAATCAATCCTATATCCTCTTCTAGCAATTCAGCAGCTAGTTCCGGGGTAGCCTTTAGCATGTTACGCACAGAAGCTAGCCCCTGCTTCATATCAGCTATAGGTACACCTTCATCCTGCAAGTAGCCTTCTAGCTGCTGCAACCTGTTACGTAACATACCTGGCCCACCCTGCATATCATCAGAGAATAGAGTATCAGGTTCAATTACTAGTGGAGTGTTAGTAGGTATTGTATCTGCTGCTCTAGTAGCAATGGATTGCTTAGCTAGTTCTGCCCTAGCTTCCAGATTCTCAATAGTATTAGGTATTACTACCTGCATAGCTTGTGCTTGCTCAGCTTCAGATACTGGGATCTTCAGTTGTATCTTAGATTTAACATCTACCTTTACACCTACCCGTACTTGCCCTACTTCCTTCACAACCGCCGGAGGCACCTGCTTCTTTACTACCTCTGTGCCCTTCTGTTCCGTCTCAGTATTAGGTTTAGCGGGCTTTCTAGTAAAATTAAACGCCATTAGGAGTCTCCATATTTATAATGATGTTAGCTGGGACAGCTAAGTCTATCTTGATCTTAGTCTCTTCCCTAGCATGATTTGTGGAGAGCATCTTATACTGGAGCTTAGCTGCTCTATGTACTAACTCTTTATACTCTTCACGTGTACGATGTTTATGTTTAGATAGAGCTAACTTAAACTCTCTTTCGTAGTTGATAGGGATGGTTACTGTTACTGTAGAGTGCAGCACTAGGCTATCCCACACATCCTTAATCTGTATTGCTGCCATGTTTAAACTCCATATCTAGGATGAACCTATGAATCTCATCTACTGGGAAATCTATTAAAGCTGCTAAGATTTCTAGTAGTCCTTTTGTATATACCACACTGTCTAGGCAAAGCGGGCACTGATGTAATACTGTAGCCCCATAAGGGCGCTTATCCCCACAACTTAAACAGACTGTACCCCAATGAAGCTTGGGTACTTGCAGTATAATATCTGTCCAGTCTTTATTAGGAGTAGTCCTATATACCTCATCCCGCCTAGGTACATCGTCTCCTAGTATCCACTCTAGATACTCATAGGATATACTAGGACGTATATCAGGATTCTGGATAGACTTAATAGCCAGTTGGAATACCTTAGGGATAGGCTGAATGTATCCTGGATGATTAGGCATAAATAAGCCCCGCTAATAGTGTATACGCTAGTATTAGGATTATACTAGTCCAGATAAGCTCTTTTCTATAATCAGGAGCAAAGTAAGGTTGATATACTTTGCCCTGCCTACGGGCTTTAGTATTAATACCAGATACATACCTATATACTGCGCTCTTAGATTCGAACTTTAGTATAGCTCCTGTAGGAGAGAGCATCTGCCAGATATCATCGTCTTCATATATCCGACATACTACTAAGGTATATACCTTAGGTGGTACGTGTATCTTAGTCATTAGCTAATCTCCATTGGAGCTGTTACTGCATACCCATTAGCTTTACATAAGTCTATAGCTTTCTTTAGTTTACGACCTTTAGGGGTTAACTGTGGATACTTGGCAGAATCTTCCGCATAAGTAGCTAATTTATCTGCCAGCTCATGCTTCTTAGCCTTTAACATCATAAGTTCAAAATCTGGGTCTTTCATTATCTATGCTCCTTTAATACTTATTTAACTATATCTGCCTTCTCTTGCAGATAGCCCCCATTAAAGAACTCTATCTTATCTGCTAGGGTATGGCCCTTGATTCTTGGGTTATCTACCATAGTTTTAATAGTATGCTCTTGTCCTAGTATCACTAGTTTCTTACTAGCTCGGGTCATGGCTGTATACAGTAGCTCACGGAATCTCATACTGTGGTGAGAGTCATGTACTATAAAGAATACTCTAGGCCACTCGCTACCCTGAGCTTTGTGTACTGTGAGTGCATAGCCTAAACTGAAAGTGTTATCTGCAAAGTCCCCGGCCCTAGATAGTGTTACCACCTCGCCAGTCTCTAGCTGGATATCTACCATATGAGAGGCGGCCCGACTAGTAGACTCATCCTCTGTATCAGGTACTGCATCTATATCTAGGTTAGAGTAATCAAACTCTGTTACACCTCCAGATAGTGCATCGAAATCTACAATAGAATTGGAATCATGGCCCCAATAATCTAGTGTCACCGATTCAGGCTGTACTCTCTGGCCTGTATAGGATGGATTAGCTTTGATGTTTATTACCTTACCATCTATTTTATTAGCGAATACACGGTCTCCGACCCGGAGATAGAGACAGCGGAATCCAGTACGTATCTCCCATACTATATCCCCATGTTTCTTAGCTAATGCATCGCCGATAGAATTGTTTATATCAAAGGCTGCTATAGAACGAGCGTTCTCTTTATTATAAGGTAGCAGTATCATATCTTCAAAAGGATCATAGAGTCCTTTATCTATTGCAGATACTAAGTACCTACTACAGCCTAATTTGAACTTAGAATGCCCTACTCGCTCTTTAGATTTGCCTCCTAATATCTCTACCCCAGCGGCTCCGCCTTCAATTAGATTAGTGCAAGGCATCTTACCTTGTAGTACCTTATACGCCTCCTGTATAATAGGATTATCTGCCGCCTGCCTATGTATTTTATTTAACTCTACCACTGGTAGCTGACAGATAGCATAGGATAGCAGCGGCTTGCCACCTACTGGAGGTATCTGATTTATATCCCCTAGGATAATTATCTGCATACCCTCAGGTAGTGCATCATAGGTATAGTTCCATATCTGCTTGTTACCTACACCTACCATAGAACCTTCTTCCACTATAAGCTTGTTAATATCTAGCAGGTTATCCTTACCTTTACCCGGTACAAACTGCATAGTGGCATGGCCTAGATTAGGATTATATACTTCCGCTCTAGTGTACTCTAGCAGGTTGTGGAATGTAGTTATGTTCGGCCCGGCGCCAAATGCTTGTTCTAGTTTAGGGTTAGATAGAGCTTTAGCCGCCATGTTACGCACAGCCTTATTGGTAAATGCACAGATAGCTATAGATGGGGCCACTTCTCTCTGGCCTGTACCCTGAATACGGTAGGATACATCTACTAGCACATCGCTGTGGTGTTCAAGCATAGCTAAGAGTATCGCTTGTACACAAGTAGTCTTACCTGTACCAGCCGCGCCAACTAGGCAGAATGACTGACCAGATATAGCCTTCTCTACAGCTAGCTCTTGGCTTGCATCTAGCGTTATAGGAGATCCGTTCTTATCAAAGATTTCTAACCAGCTAGGGCCACCAATCTCTGGCTCAGGCTTAGGAGCAGGAGCAGGCTCTATAAGCTCTTTTATAATCTGGCCTACTTTAGGAT